GATTTACAAATAGGACATTCTATTTTTTCTCTTTTTTTAGCATTCATTTCTTCTTTATTATTTTCGTAATATTCTTTGTGTTTCTGTGTTATTTCTTCTTTATTTTTTTCATAATATCCTTTATGATATTCTTTAAAGTTTTCTTTATGGTTTTCTCTATATTCTGCTATTTGTTTTTTATGGGTTTCTCTATATTCTTTAGCATTTTCTTTCTTTTCTTCTTCTGTTATATGACATCTAATCATATTTAATCCAGCATTTAACTTTTTTCTATATTCTTCTTCAATCATTCTTTTTTGTGCTGTGTGATTAAATTCTATATCAGCAACCCAAAACAATTTAATTTTTTCTATTCCTTGTTCTATACATTTTTTATATAGTTTTCTATTTGGAAAGTGTTTTAAATCGTATTGATGTTTTGATTGTCTTTCACATAATTTTACTTCTGTAGAACCTATGTAGATTTCATCTTGTAATTCTATTTTATATATCATTCCTTTTTTCATCATTTATTATCCTTTATTATCCTTTTTCCTTTATATTAATTTATGACACTATGACACAAAAAAACTTTTTTAAAAAATATATTTACAAAAAAAAATACTTTTTTATTTTTATTTTTTTTTTAAAAAATAGTTTTCAAAATATAGTTTTTGTGTCATTCTGTCATTATTTCACGATATTCTATTTTTCACCATTATTATAAATATTATAACTTGACATAATCGTAGTCATATCCGTTCCTCTTGATTTTGATAGTTCGCCTATCCTTTCAAAGTTTTTTGAGTCAATCAAATTTTTAATTAATATTTTAAACATCTTGCCTTCTCCTAAATCAAATATAGTATTTTTTAAAATCCTATTATTAAAATTAGATATTCCATAAGGTTTATTTTCTTTATTAGAAATCAAATACATACCATCTTTATATTTCATTGATTTAAATTTTTTGTTAAATTCTTTATTTTTAATTTTAATAACCTTTTCATTATAACTTTTATTTGTTTTATAATCATTAATGGATAATTTAAAACCACCTTTCATTGGTGTAATATAATTCTCTGTTTTATCTTCTGGAAGTTTATCAACATAAACTAAATTTAGATCTTTATTTCTCAATCCATAATTAAGAATCAAATAATTAATAACATATTTAATACCATCTAATTTTTCTAATTCTGTTTCTACTTCTTCTAATGATGGTAGTTTTTTCTCTGCTTCTTTTAATTTTTCCTTTCTTAATACAGTTATTTCTTTTTTCATATCATTTCTTAATTTAATTAATTTATCAGTATCTTTATTGATATACTCTCTTAATATTATAATCATATTTAAAAATGATGCACGAGTATTTGGATTATCAAAATTACTATTCAATTTCTTAATAATAGATTCTTGACCGTTCAAAATTCCAAATCCTATATTCTTCACTGTTCTTTTATAATTATCTATTGTAATATTTGATAAATTTTTTTTCTTAGTATCTTCATCTTCCAACCAATCATTAAATATTTTTTCTGTAGATTTCATTTTAATATAATTATAACTAATATAATTATATTTAAATCAAAACTCACTAAATATTTATTATTTATTAATCGTCATCACTATCTAAATCGTCCATATCAAATTTAGGTAATTGTTTCACACAACTCAAAAATTCGTCTTCTTCTTCTGGTGTCATATCTATATCTCCAGTTTTATCCTTCTTATGATTTCTAAATACTTTAGATAAATATTCTTCTACTAAATCAAAGTCAATTTCCCAATATCTGGATTTACTTGCTCTCTTGTATACGAACCCAGTCATAGAAGTTGTTAAAGTTGATTTAAGTCTTTTGTAATTGTTCCATTCTTTTATTGTTTTTTTGTCGTAATGTTCGTCTTTTAAATATGTTAAAAAGAGAGTTTGAAATGATGACGGTTCTATAGCGTGTTTTCCACTTTTCATTTTGAAAAATACTTTATTATCTTTTAAAGTATCCAAATTTAAATATAACCAATATTTAAGCATACAATAATTATCAACTTTCATTTTAACCTCTTCTTCTGTAATTGGTTTATTCCATCTTGGGTGGTATCCATCAATATCACAAGACAATAAAAAAGAAAATATAATATTCATAGCATGTTTATTAAAAATAGTTTTACGCAATTGTTCAAAATAGTCTTTGTCTCCTATCCTTTTCCATCCATTTCTTACTATACAAAATCTGCGTGAATCTGCTTCGGCTCGTATTGGTTTATTAGAATTACTAAAAAAGAATATTCTTAAGAATGAGTCAACCGTTTTAGTATTCGCATATTTCTTTTTGATATTCGTTTTTTTAGCGGTGGATAATCCTTTAATTTTTTCTTTGTTTTTGTTGCTATCACTTCCACTTGCTTCATTAAATACTAAAATTAATTTACCGTCCATAACTTCATTATAATTTCCAAATATTTCGTTTTGGTCTTCTGTTGAATATACATATCTTTCACCCAACATCATAGATATTATTTCTATAAATGTATCTTTTCCAGCACCTTCCAAACTTTTAAATACATGGATTACTTCCACTAATTTATCTGGATATTGAATCAAATGAGCCATAAAATTTATAATATGGGATCTTAGTTCCTCATCATCATTAGTTATAACATCATCTATAAACTCTAAAAAAGTAGTTATGATTTGTTTTGCTTCCTCGGTTTCTAATTCTTCATCTGGTAATTTTACACTGTCAAACCCATCAAAAGTATTTATAATAGAACCATCCATATTATTTTTTTTTACTTCTGCATCATTATATATATTATATGGTTTAAAAACAATTTTAGAAAATACTTTTCTTTCTGGATCAACTTTCCACTCGCTAAAAGTTCCAACCATTTTTCCTTCTGCGTCTTTGTGTCTAATTGGTGCACAATTCATTTTAAATTGTTCTATAGTTCGTTCTTCCCATTTTCCGTTTACTTTCTCAATATAAATTCCTTGTTCCGTCACATAAGAAAATCTCTTTTCAAATTCTATTTTTTTATCTTTGTAATGATAACTATTTCCGCCACTTGTTAAATAATCTTGATATTTGATAATTACTTTTTCTAATGGTTTGAATGGTTTACAACAAAAAAATATATTTTCATATTCATTTTGGATAAGTTCGTTGATTTTATTAGTATTATTATCAGTTGAAATAAAACCATCAAAGATTAACGCACTTACGCCATTATTAATATTTATTGCTTTTTCTATAATCTCGCTTTCTAATTCATATAAGATTTTGCTGAATTTGGAAGCTTTTGGATTTTTTGAATCTGCTTCAACTTCTATTTTGTCGTAGATTTCTTGATTATTGATTTCATTTCTTACTTTGTCAATATCATTCCATAGTAAATTTAACCATTCATTTTTACCAGTTTTTTTATCTTGGTTGATTGCTACTAATACTTGATTTTTATTCAAACCATAACTAGATAAAATTTCTTTTCTGTCTTTAACATACGATTTTAAAGTGCTACATTTAATATCATTCTTTTTAGCCAGATAATAAATAAGACTTGGTACACAATTCACAATATCAATATCATAATTAATAATATCATTAGTATCGTTATCTAAAAGAAAATCTCTTACTTCTCGTTGAAGTTTTTGAATTCCCCAATTTCTTGCATACAAACGACCGCTTGATTTATAATAACTATTATCTACTTTATAATATCCGTCCTCAATATTTTCTTCTGTAATCATAAAATGCAAACATTTTCTTACTTGACTAAAATATGTTTTTTTTTCCTCTGCTGTATATTTTTTTTTCTCCTTACGAGATGAATTGAATAATTCGTTATACTCCTTATAACTAAGATTATATAGAAATTTTACTTTATCAATATTAAATTTTTCTACAAATTCTTTTTTATTCATATTCATCTTATTATATACATATATAAATATATCTCTTTAAGTTAATTTATCTATCAAATTATAAACACGAATAAAAAAGACTAGCACTATATAGATAGTATATTTAAGTATATTCAAATTTTAATGATTGAATCAAAGGCATAATATCCAATACTCTTTTAATTTCTTTAGAGTTCTCTGTTATCTCTCTAAATTGTTCTTCCGTTTCACAAATTAAACCCCAGTTCTTACGCCAATATGCTGTTTGTTTTTTGAATAGGTCTTTTTCTCTTCTTCTTAGGATTTCTGGAGAGGCATTATCATTCTTTTTTGTCATTACTATTATATCAATAGATAGATAACTCTTTAGGTTATTTTGTTTTTTAATTTACTTATATATATATATATATGAAAATAACAAATATCAGTTTGAACCGTCCAGAATATTATAAAAATTATTACCAGAAAAACAAAGAATATTTACGACATAGGCAGAGACTACGATATTATAGAAACACACCACGATTTTATGAGTTATTAAAACAATACAATAAGATATTATTAGAAAAACAAAAGGCAGATAAATGTATACACATAGTAAAAAATAATAAATTCAATAAAAGTGATACTAATAAAAATTTTATAATAGATTTTAATTGATATGTATCTTATCCAAAAAAATCATTATATTGCTGATTAATACTTTTTTGTGGTGGAACATAATTAGGTAATTCTTTCTTAACCTCTTCAATTGGTTTGCTAACTACTTCTACTACTGCTTGTTTTATAGTGTCTTTTTGTTCTTTTAATTTGGTTTGATTCTTTTTTTCTCTTCGTTCCTTCATCATCTCAACTAATTTCTTACTATGTGCTATTTGTGCTGGTGTTCTTGTTTTCGTTGAACGCTTATCTTCTTTACCTTTTTTAGTCCTCACTATTCGTTTACCGATTTCTTGTTCTTTCTCTTGCAATTTCTTTTCTTCTTCTAGTTTTTGTAAATGTCTTTTAGATAATGGTTTAGCATTCTTCACTTCCTTGTATTCTCCAGTATCTTTATCTGGAACCATATAGATTATTTTCTCTTTTACAATTGTTTTTTTAGATAGTGCTTTTTCTTTTTTTTGGTCTTCTGTTAATTTTGGTCTTCCTCTTGATTTAATCACTGGTTTAATTTCTTCTTGTGGTTCATCTTCTATATTATTTATTTCTTGTTCTAATAATTCTTTTTGTTTCTGTAATTCCTTTTTAGTTGGTTTTTTAATTTTTTGTTTCGGTGGTTCTGGCTCTGGTTCTGGTTCTTCTAAAATTTCATTTACTTCATTTTGTAATTTGTTTAATTCCTCTGTTGAAATACTTTCATCACTATCACTTTCATTATTTTCAGTTTCTATTTCTGGTTCTTCTTGATTCATTGTTTTCTCAATATGACTCATTATATAATATTAACTAATATATTAATTTTACCTTATAAACTGAATTTATCAATTAATGACACAAAAACACATTTTTGAAAACTATATTTCAAAAAAAAAAATAAAAATAAAAAAGTATTTTTTTTTTGAAATATAGTTTTCAAAAAGTAGTTTTTGTGTCATTGTGTCATTTTATCAATTTATCACTATTTAACTATTTTAATTATTTTTGTAATTCTAATAAACTATCTAGTATTATTTTATTAGAATCATGTTCTATTTCACTTAATCCATCAATTGGGTGAGTTGAATTAATATCATTTTCTCTTGTAATTGGTAATTGTATATTTGGTAATCCAGTCGGTGGAGGTGTTATTATATTTTGTCTATTAGTTTCTTTATTCGTATATTTTGGATATATATTGAATATAAGACTCATTTCATAATTTATATTATTTAAATTCAAATTTTGATTATTTTGATCAGTCAGTCTAAAAGTTATACTATCTATTACTGGAGCATACGAAACACTATAAGTTCTAAAATCATTATTATTCAAATATACTATATCATAAGCATTTACATCTATAGATATTTTTTGAAGTATTGTAGAATTTCCAGATCTAGTAGATAATACATTTGCTTGACTTATATTTGAATGAACCAATATAGAATGAACCGTTGCTAAATTAACCATATCTACGCTTGTAGAAGAAGCACCAGCACTTAAACTATCATCACTGGTTTTACTTCCAAATCCCAAAACTTTATTTATAGTTGATTCAGTCCAATTTAATTCTTTAGTTTCTGCTGTAGTATTTGTAATTGTTATTTTATTAGTAAATCTATTATATGTAGTATTGAATATTGATGAAAAATTAGTATCATCATTCATAATCCTAATTAATTCATTTGGAGTATAATTTTGGTTTGGAAATGTTAAAGTACCATCTACATCATATTTTAAAATATTATTATTTAGATCACTAGATATACAATAAAAACTATATGGGATTTCTGCTTGAGAAATAAATACATGGCATTCATTTTCTTGGGAAATTTGGATAGGTTGTTGAAGTTGTATATTAAAATGAGTATTTAAATTATCATCTAGCATATTAGCATCTTTTGATCGTATATGTAGAACAGTTGAAGAAATTGGTTGAATAGTATTGAAATTCATATTAATTATATTATATCTTATAATATATTTTATAATATAATAATGGATACAGAAATACCATTTGTTGAAAAAATAAGAAACAGAATGAAGAGAATAGAATCCACTTTAACCAATCAAGAACGATTGAAATATCAATCACAAATAGATATGATATATAGATTATTAGATTTATTTGAAGATACTGGAGGCGTATCTAAAGAAATCAAAAAAAAATTAGATGAAGCCACTAAAAAAATAAGTAATGTCATAAAAGGTCAAGAACTGATTACAACCAAAGGAATGAGTCCAGTTAAACCTAATATAGATAGTTTAGATCTAGAAACAATGAATAAAGCCAAGATGGTAAACGCATCTAATGTATTTTTAGAAAGTAATAATAATGAAGACGCTACTAACGAGGCATTAAGAGGAACAAAATTTAAAGTTGATAAAAATTTATCTACTGATGAAGGATTAGTTTTAACTGATGATGAAGGAAATGTTAAAATTAGTTTTAGAGGAACTAACACATCTTACAAAAGACCTATACAATCTATTAAAGATTTAGTTGCTGATAGTAAATTTATAACTGGGACAGAACAATATGGACGAGAAGGCGGAGAACTGCAAAGCGGAAGAAACCTAATACAATCTGCTATTGATAAATATGGTGTTAGTAAAGAAAATATGGAAATATTGGGACATTCTCTAGGAGGTCAAAAAGCGATTTTACTAGGTGATGAATTTGGGATCAATACAACTACTTTTAACCCACTCATTGGATATAATAGCATGAAGGCATCAACTACAAATGCACAACATAATATGTTTAGAACTACCGAAGATATAACTAGTCTTGGTGCAGGTTTTGCAACGGAAAAAAAGAATTGGAATGTAAAATCAATATTACCCAAAAAAATAAGTGTAGACCCAAGACAAGCACATAAATTGAATAATTTTTTTGATAATGAAGGTAGAGCAACTGAATCACCATTACAAAAAAAAGTAGCAAAAGTAATTGAAACTGGTAAAAGAAAAGCACAAGTAGAAGATTTAAATGATACTTATGATATATTAAGCGGTATTGATGATATACCAGGTATAGATGATAGAGTAATGGAAGACAGATTACAAATGAATTATCCAAGTAGTAGTGAATTACTTGATGAGAGTTCACTGCAAGAACCTACACCGCAACCAGATGATTTGATAGACACTAGCGATTTACAAAGAAGAATGGCGAATTTAGTTAATGATAAACCAATTAGACAGCAGGTATTTAATCCAGATGATTTTAAAAATAAAAATGCTCGTGATATGGCGAATATGCGTAAAGGTAGATTTGAAAAGTTTAGTATAGAAGGCGACCCAGATCGCAGTGAAAAATTACCTACTACTAAAAAATTTACTGGAAAAGGTCGTGATATAGACCTAGGTATATTTGAACCGACTGAACCAGATAAAACTATTAAAGATATTTCATTTGATGATATTACAGACTTTTTTAGAACTAATACCGATAATAAACCAAATAAGATTAATGATTTTGAATTATCAAGTTTGAATGATGATGAAATAGATAATTTAATGACTGGTTCTAGTAAAGATAGAAGTAAGTTTGAAGAAATAACTAATAATGAATTTAACGATGCGGTAGGAGATTTAGACAATCATTTTAATACAATTTCTACGGAAAATTTAGAATCTGGTGGGTTTGGTAGTGATCTTGTTCGTTCATTACACCCAAGCAATTTGCTGGGTGGTCTACTTGGTGGAGTTGTATCTCAAGAGGCAGTTGATTTTGTTGATCCTGATCGTAAAATACAAAAACAAGTTAGAGAGAGTTTAATCGGTTCTGGTGCTGGTCTTTTAACTAGTTTAGCGAGTAGTTCTTTGGGTGCTGGTGGTGGAATAGCTGCACTTGGACCAGAGGCACTAGCTGGCGGTCTTGGTTATTTGGCTGGTGAAGAAACAACCGAAGGAGTAGCAAAATTGACTGGTTCTCGGGCTGCTGGAGATGTTACTGGCGGACTGGTAGGCGGTGGCGTGGGCGGTTTAACTCTAGGTTTAGGTACTGCTCTGGCGACAGATATAGCGACTGGTTCAGCAATCGGTACTGCTTTTGATGTTCCTACTCTAGGTTTAGGCACTGCTATCGGTGCTGGTGTAGGTGCTGCTATCGGCGGAATATCATATGGTTTACATAAAATATTTTCATAGATAGATAAAGTGATATAAAGACTTATATATATATATATATATCAAATGAAATTCGTAGAAAAACAACAATGTGAAAAATGTAATATGATTGTTAGAAAAGATTATATGAAAAAACATAAAAAAACAAAAAGTTGTATAAATGCTTTACCTCGTGGAATTATTAATTTAATTGATGATGATGACGAACAAGCAATTTATCAAATTATTAAATCTATTTTGTAGAATAAAGAATATAAAGAAATATATATTTATTATTTTATAAATGACTAAAAAAAAATTGAAAGGTTTAGAATATGGAAAAATTTATAAACTAGTAGATAATACAAATGGTAATATTTATATCGGTTCTACTGAGTATAAAGACTTAAACGATAGACTGCTAAAACACAAGCAAAGATATAGAGATTTTATTACTGCTCATAATTCCTATATTGCTTCTTTAGAAATAATAAATAATGGTGATTATTATATTGAGTTATTAGAAAATTATCCTTGTAATTCTAAACTTGAGTTAAGAACAAAAGAACAAGAATATATGGACAAATATAGAAATGCTAAATTATTAAATATACAAAACGCAGTTTCAAAGAATAAATAATATCTAACCATATGCTAAATGTGTTTAGATAGTATTTATAATGATACATATCAATTATTAAAAGATTTCAAAATGACTAAAACCACTAATAGGTCAAATGTAAGTGGATTAGAAAGAAAAAAAACATATGGTAATAAACCTAAATTATTTTTTATTGGTAGAAGATGCGAATCAATGAATTTTGGATTAGTAAGAAAACGATTTGGATTAAATGGAAATAAAAAATATAAAGTAGAAAAGCAAATTGATGAAGGAAACAACAATTTAAAATATCCTCATATCTATCAACAATTACAATTATTAATAAAATCTATTGATCCAACTTTTCAATATAATACAATTACTTTGAATCATAATTTATTATGTTTACCTCATAAAGATAAACACAATAAGACACCGTCTTTAATTGTAGCATTTGGAAATTATTTAGGTGGTGAATTGGTATTAGATTGTTGTGAATTTGATATTAATAGAAAACCTTTAATAATGAATGGTTCAAATATTATTCATTGGACTAATAATTTTATTGGTGATAGATATAGTATTATATATTATAATATATAGTTTATTCCTAACTACTATAGATAGTATAAAAAAATTATTTTATATAAAATATATAGTAATATTTATATAAAATAATGTTAGTATGTGATATATGTAAAAAAACATTTGTATCAATATATACACTAGCAAGACACGATAATGTTTTTCATAACCTAGACTATGTAAAACCACCACCAAATCAATGTCATGTATGTAAAAAATTTTATGTTGATTTAAACCAACACTTTAAAAGAAAGCATAGCTCACTACAAAAACATAAAGAAGAAATAGCAAGATGTAAAATAAAATCAAAAATATATTATAAAGAAAATCAAGAAACAATAAAACAAACATCTAGAAAATGTCATGAAAGAAAATTAAATATATTAAAATGTGATAATAAAACAAATATGAAAGTTATTTATGGAGAATTTCTTATTAATTTTTAATGATTAGTTGGAAAAAAATAGAAAATTACAAATATAAAGACTATCAATATAAAGAACCTAGACCACCACCCAAACCAATAAAACAATATTTTTTATTTAAAATACCATTATCAAGAATTATACGGTTTGATTAAATTATAAAAATAAAATCTATCTATAATTAAATGGAAATTCCTATAATAATACCAACTTATCAAAGAAGTAATATAATTTTATCAAAAACATTGAATTTTTTAGAGCGTATCCAATATCCACAGAATAATATTTTTGTGGTAGTTGGTTGTAATGAAGAAAATGAATTTTGGGATTATTATAATTCTATTACAAACCTCTATCCAGATGTGAATATTTTAGTTGGTGATAATAGTAATTATAAAGCGAGTCAATTAAATTTCATAAGAAATGAATTATTAGAAGATAATCAATTAGCATTGATTCTTGATGATGATATAGATGATATATTAGTTAGAGAAGAAAACAAACCACTTAGAGCGATTACTAAAGATGAATTTGAAAAATTCTTATGTATAGTTCCTAATTTGATGCGAGTTCACAATATTGGACTATGTGGTGTAAATAGTAGTAGTAACTCGTTTTATATGAGTGATAAAGCAAAACTATGTAAAAGTTGTATATGTGGAGGATTCCAATTATTTTTCAATATTCCAGATTTAAATTTAACTATCAACCAAGGCACAGACGCTTTTGAAAGTTGTTATTATTTAGACAAATATGATTACAATTTGAAAATTGACTTTATGACTATTAAGACTAAATTATTTAGTGTTGGTGGTCTACATGATTACAGAAAAGATAAAGAGAAAACCCATCAAGACTATCTACAAGTAGCAAAATCGTTTCCACAATATTTAGATTA